GTGAATTACCCCAACGGTCATGTGACTGCTTCTAAGTCAGTCTAGTCGGGAACCTCTCAACATTTATATAATAGCATAAAAAAGCACCCTGTGTGGGTGCTTGTGACAGTTTGTAATGTGGTACACTCATCGCAGCAAAGGAAAGTTTTGGTGTGTAGACTCTAGTTCATTAATAAAGAACCGCAGAGTATACCTTGTTTGATCACCATATGATGTGGCAGTGTGCCATACATTAGAATCGTAAGTAACCAAACGATTGTACTGATTCTGTACTCTCATCGTTTCTTCAAACATATTATAATGCTTCTCACATATATTGTCAAGTCCATCCACATGCTCACCAGCATGATACCTTGCAATAGGATCTAAGAACTCATGTTGTTTGATCTTATAATCAGGATCTGTTAATTTATAGAATGATGTTCCTGTATCTCTGTCTATATCTTGATTCAGATATATGACACCAGCAGCAAGAGCACCATAAGTTGTATCAAGATGAATGATACCTATACCATTCTTCTCAATCTTTTGAAACTCCATGTCAACCCTAAACTTAACAGAGTTGTTCAAGTCCCAATAGTATCCAAAGATCTTCTGTAGAATAATATCAAATAACTCTTGATCTAATTCGTGTATTTTCTTCTTAGAAGCAACACCAGGATAATTTGTGTGACCTGGATCATTATATTCTGCGTTTGTTGCTAAACATAAAACATAATCAGGATCTTCAAGGAAGTCATCAACTACAAGAGTTGGAAATAATTTCATTAACTAGAGCCAGTTGGTTTGTTCTCCCATGTGACATCACCCCATGTATCAACAGTATAAGCATGAATGTAATGGTCAGCATCAGGACATTGTGATTCTAACGGAAACCATGCAGCAGCGTAAGTACCTGCTGCTGCTTCGTCATCAAATGAAATAGTATTAAATATGCCACCTTGCTTAATTATATCCATGACATAATCATCCACTTTAACAGTGTTCTCATAATATGTTGTAACAGTTGCTTTCTTAGTTGCATCTAGACTATTATATTTGTCTAGATTAAAATGTAACAGGTACTTCTGATATCTCTGTGCATAACATGCAACGAGATCAAATACCGATAGATCATTACCTTGTATAATCATAATTAAACTCCGTTCATTCTATCAATTTCTGCCTGAGCTTCAATAAGCATCTTATCTAAGAATGCCTTCTTATCCTCATTATCTTGAGATACTGTGACAGCAGCAGCCTTAACATTATTATACTCCAATATAAATGTATCAAAGTAAGATCTCTCAGTCCAAGACTTAGTGAGTAAGTAATGTGCCATTCTATCTCTATATCTCTTAAGATAATGTGCTGCTAATGGTAAGAACTGTGTATCTGTTGCAAGATAATCTTCTCCTGCATTCTCTGTCTTATAGATCTTATTATAGAAATCAGGTGAGATAGGAAATTTAGTAGTTTCAACAGCAGTAGAGAATTCAGTTGTATCAGTTATATCTCTCAATTTCTGTCTATACAATGTATACTGTGCTTTAGCAGTAGCATCAAGTGGAGAATCTGGACCTAATGACCAATCAGTTTCAGATAACAAGAAATCTCTTGCAAGTCTTATTGATAGTGGAGAAATAGCATTTGCTTTAGCATACATTGCACCGAGTTCATTCTGGAACTCAACATTCTCAATAGCATCAATAGCATACCATCCTTCAATTAACTTAGTTTTGAATGTGTCAGCAACAGAACTGGCCACTGCTTCCATCTCATAGTCTTTCCATTCGTTAACATTAGTCTTGAAGTTCATCACATACTTTCTGCGTTTAGCAGTAAATGTACCATCATCAAAATAATAGAATGATATTAATTTATCCTTATCAGTATCCCATGTAGGATACATTAAAGGAACTAACGTATCAGTCCAGTATGTTGCAGGTATTGGTTTAGGTATACCATTATATGATAATTCCTGTCCAATGACATTTAATTCAACTTGTATTGCTGCCATTTTACTAATCTATCTCCGTTAGTATTTAGAATGCTTTGATTAAGTACTTACACGTAATGTAAGGTGTAACCAAAGGAACATCATAATCAGGATCAATTGATGCTTGTGGTTCAATCTTAGTTGTTGACTTTAGAGTCAGTGTAACATCACTAGAACCAAGACCAGAACTATATGTATATGCAGGTCCAGTTTCACCTTGTACATTATATTCTAAGAAATCAACTGTGTTTCTCTTAATAGCACCAGATGCAGGAACAAATACTAATGATGTTGTTTTTTGTCTCCAATATATGAATTCACATATACCATAATGGTCAACATTACCAGTATTATCTGTTGCACCACCAACTGCTCTCTCTTGGAACAATCTTATCTTAGTGTTTGGTTGCTGTGCTGCCGATGGAATTCCAACTGTATATGTGTACCATTTAGTATCACCAGATGCACCATCAAATGTTCCACCTTGAGTAACAGCAGGAACAATCATACCACTAAGAGGATCAGTTCTTTCTGCTGATGGATTAATAATAGTATCAATAAACACCCAATTAGTAGAACCTGCTAATTGATATTCCACTTTTAATGATTCTTCTGGTATATCTCCACCATTAACTCCATTACCTCTACATGCTTTAATTGAGAAGTAATTAACAGCACTCATATCTTGTGCTTTTAAAACTACATAGCGATTTTGGTTTGTAGAAGTACCATTACCACCAAACTTTAAGAAATTAGTATATGCAGAAGGACTACCACCTAATGTTACACCACTTACAGAAACACCTGCAAATGTAGTATTAACCCAAGTTCCAGCACCTGCACCATGTAATAAGTATGCGTATGGTTGCTCTGTATATCCTGTATTAGTACCAGCAGTAGTACTAAGAGTAAGTCCTGTCACTGCACCAGCAGCAACTGTTGCTGTTCCCGTAGCATGACCCGTTCCTGTTTGATTCCATCCAGTAGCAGTTGCTGTACCATTATTAGATTTACCACCACCTAGGAATAGTACTGTTGGTACTTGTGTTGTTGGTAGTTTAAAGTTACCAGCAGTTCCTGTACCAGTACCACCAGAAAATATATCAACGTCCCAAACAGTTGCAGTTTGAGATCCAGACTCAATTACATCACCTGTAGTTGTACCTGTTGTACCTCCAGTATATCCAGTAATAGTTCCCACTCCAACTTTTGCATACCCATTATTACCAGCTTCAGATGATCCTGTAGTATTAGCACCACCAGATGCAGAAGCACCACCAGCACCCACAACAACATTAATTGTTGCTGGATTATTCAATGAAGGCCAATCAAAATCTCCTGCCCACTTGGAACCTGATCCACCACCACCTCCAGCAGCAAGCCATTTATTAGCATTATATGCCATTACAAGTCTTGCAGAACCATCAGTCTCTTGATGTGATGATAAGTTACCAGATGAAAAGTAAGTAGTTTTATATTCAGAAATTCCTTGTTGTCCACCAATACCACCTTGGTGACCACCCCAACCACCAGGAGTTCCACCAGGTCCACCAGGAGCACCACCTCCACCATAACCACCGCCACCAGGAATGGTTCCACCAGAAGAGACACCACCGCCTCCTCCTCCACCGCCACCACCGACGCAACCATAATGACCACCAGTTCCACCGCCACCAGCACCTATAGTTCCAGATGAAGATGATTGAAGACCAGTATATAATCCAGCACCTCCAGGATATGCACCACCTGCTTGTCCTGGACTAGTGGCATCTCCACTTCCTTCTTGACCGTCTGCACCACCGCCACCGCCTCCACCAGCACCAGCGACAATTTGTGTACCACGATAAAGAATAGTAGCAGCACCACCACCTCCACCATGTCCACCATTATATCCTGTTCCACCATATCCACCGTTAGCATTAGCAGAGTTTGTTCCCTGTGTCCTACCATTTCCACCACTACCAACTTTTATATTCCATCCTGGACTTGGAGCAGAAGTGAAATTTGATAATTGTGACGCTGCTACTTCAAGTGTAACTAAAGCACCATATCCACCTTGGTTATTCTCTGTATTACTACCTGGTACAACTCTATTCTTAACTTTTGTCTCAAAAATGTAATAACCATTAGCTAATGAAAGGGAGATAGTTTCATTACCCATGCCACTAGAATAGTTTATCTCTCTATTAATTACATCCGTACCAAAAGCAGGATCACCTGTTGTACCGTTTACTATCCTTATCCAACCATCATTATCAGTCTCTATCCTTAAACTCTGAGTACCTACATTAGAACCAGTAATCCAAAAAGCTGCAACATGTGTCTGCCATGTACCAATGTAAGGATCTTCAGTATTGTCACCAGGTACTGTTTTGTAGATACCATAGTCCTTCATAAATTGTGTCCAAGGGACACTAGGATTATTAGGAGTACCTGTAGTTACCCAACTACCTTTTTCACCAGCTGAATTTTTAATTTCTGTTCCACCACTATTAGTCAACCTCCATGCTAATGTTGCTGGATTAGTGTACCATCTATTAGCTATTCCTCTATTCCATCCAGCACCACCTCTTCCACCTTTAAGTGTGAATACAGCTGATGTAATATTTTGAATAGTACCTAAATTCCATGCTCCATCAGATGTAAGAGTAACATCAAAACTACCAGATTGTCCTCCCAAGAGATATCTAACACCAGCACCTCCTTTACCTTTATTACCACTAACATTAGAAACTGTATTACCACCAGCACCACCGCCACCTGGATCAGATGGATTGGTCTGTTCAGAGTACTCGTTATTTGCTCCTTGTGATCCTGCTATTCCTGGTGTAGCAGTAACTGGTGATCCAGTTCCACTTTCAGTAGCAGTACCACCTTGTCCTCCAAGTCCACCAGTTGTACCTACACATGCCTGTCCACCAATTCCACCACCTGCGGTTAAGTTCAAGACTGATCCTGCTACTAATGTAGTAGGATCACCATTATTACCACCTACATTACTAGCAGCACCTGATCCTCCACCACCAACTAATTCATATATTAATCTATCAGGTGTTCCAGTAATACTACTAGTGGAAATCTGATATGTACCAGGATTTGTCCATTCCCATGATTGAGAAAAATCATATACTGGAGTACCACCAGTAGTTACATTTCTTCCACCTATTTTTGATGTACCAGTAAACTTTAATGGTGTTGGGTTTGGTATAAGTGTTTGAAATTCAAATGATCCTGCATTACTAGCACCAGATGCAAGATAAAATTGCTCATCATATGGTTTATCAGCAGTAAATCCTGGTTGAGGTTCATATGCAGTTCCAGTTGCTCTTGCTTTATCAGGAACATCTTTAACTGCACCAACCCCTTCATCACCACCTTTATAATCCAGAAAATCATAGGTAGCAACAGTATTATTAACAATTGGTTGCCTTAATAAAGCATGTTGATGTTGTAATACAACTCCTGTAGTTGGATACCATCTAGAAACTCTTCCTGTTGTTGACTGATAACCTTGAAGATATCTATCACCACTACCTCTACCAGGCCATTGACCTGTTCCTGGTATACTATGAAATACTGTATGACTATGTTGGAAAACAGAAGGTAACTTCTTATCTTCCATTGTTACAGTAACTTTTTGAGAACCAATAATTGAACACTCTACTGTTTCAACTACTTTTTCATATCCTGTGGTTGTAATTCTACCCAATGAAAAATAATTATCCTGTGTAGCTTGATTAAGATACCATCCACCACCAGTTGCACCAACCGCCAATGATATATTACCAATCGTAGGTGAGTTAGGACCAAATACAGGACCATTACCAACAATCTTTTTAGTAACAGTATCAGGAACTTTAAATGTACCTAGATCTGCTTCACCATAATATGACCACACATTTGCAGTAGTAATATTCTGAATGATTCCACCACTAGTACTTAATCTAACAGAGAATGTGGCATTGCTTCCATCTGCTACTGTGACAGTAGGTGGAGTTACATACCCTGAACCTGGATTCACAGTATCTATTGTTAAAATACCACCACTACCATCAACTGTCTTAACAATAGCAGTTGCTTGTGTTCCACCAGCAGGGGGAGCTGATATAGTTACAGCAGAAGTTGTTGAATATCCAGATCCTTTATTAACTACATCAATACCACTACTTGCTCTTCCACCATAATGAACACCAAGTATCTCATATAATGCTGGGAAATCTTTAATATTATACTCTGACCCATCACAGTATAAGTATCCTTCATGAGTATATGCAGGATCATCGCCAGAATTATAAGCATTACCAGAAAAATCTTCTAACCTATGAGGATTAGTTGCTTTATTAATAAAAGCATGGTCATATGAATTAGCACCTGCTTTTAAATTAGGTACTATAGTACCAATAGGTGTCGTATCCTGATAACAATCAGTGTAAAATCCTTTTCTGGTATTTCTATAACTTTGTACCATGATTATATCTTAATTAAATACTCCATTACAATAAAGGGTTGAACTGCTGAATCAATTGATATAGATTTATCTACTCCAATATCAAATGTAGTTTCCAAATTCTCTGGATCTATTGATATAGCACCAGTTTTTACCTTATAATTATGGTCGTCTTTCTGCAACCTAACCCTATGACTATGTAGGGTTGGAATTGTTCCTGATGCTATTGTAAGATCAGTAGTATCAGTTGCTTCGTTCTCAACATCTGGTACTGCTGTCTGATCAACCGAATCAACATTTGATTGTAAAGGAATTACATCAGTTAGAGCATTACCAAGATAATCAGTTGGCATACCAACTGCACCAGCAACATATGTTGCAGGAACATTCAATTTAGTATCTAAACTACCACCACTAGGACTACCAGTGCTATCACTATAACAAAATATAAACCAACATCTATCTCTATTCCTTGTAATATTAGATCCATCAGGAGATCCAGTTAATGTACCTCTATCAACAGTATATGCTGTATTATTAAGACATCCATATTCAAAATTGGATCCACTTCCAACACGATACTGTCCACTACTTTCAGCAGCAATACATCCACCATAATAACCTGTTTGACATCCTAATCCACTACCATATAAAGGAGTACCAGCACCATTAGCACCGTTGTTTGGATCCCAGTTATCCAATAAGTTACATGGTCTTTGTCCACTACCAGCAGGATTGTTTGAAATAGTACCTGATGCATTCTGACTTTTAGCAGCAGAATTATCTGCTAACGTCTTATCCAACCAAGTTTGAATCTCAATTGTTGATCCATTCTTAAGACCAGTTCTTCCTCTTGGTTTTGGAGTATCATTATCTGTTTCTAATACAGCTGGTTGTGCTCTTAACCTAGATCTTACAGTACTACTAAAATGAGTGTGTGGATGAAGAGCATCTTCTTCTGGACCTTCTGATTCAGTATAATGAGATGCTCCAGCATAATTCCATCCAGGTTTTCCCCTAATCTCAACTTCTTGACTAGGGACATTAATACTTCCAGAGTATGCAATTGTAACATTGGTCTCACCTATAGCAGCAACAGCATCTATACCAATACCAGATCTACTCTTCTCTGTACCTAATTCATTATTCTTTCTTATATTATTATACGTTCCAGCATTAGCACCTGATGTTGGTTCTGCACTCTTAGAACTTAAATCAGGAACCATAAATTGATCATCCAACAAACTATCATAATCAGTACCATCTAAATTCTTTCTAACAAATTTACAATTAGTTCCTGTACCGAGTACTGCTGCTAATCTAGGATAATCTTTTGCAAAATATTTCGTACCATCACACTTCAAATACCCTGCTGGTAACATTTTTTTGTTTACAGCGGAATTTGGATCTCCATCATAAGGAACTGGCCAGTTAATAACCTGACCTGTTAGGTGACCATATTTAGCCCTTTCTTTGTTGTATATAACTGCCATTAGAATGCCTTAATAATGAATGTCATCGTTAACGAAGGTTGTGTGGTATCACATGCTATATTTAATGCATTTTCAATACTCTGTGGTTGTAAAGAAGATCCATCAGCATTACTAACTGTATGTGATGGTGGTCCTGTCATTGTTCCTAGAGTCTGTGATATTTCAAAACTACCATGATTGTGAGATCTGAAATTCTGTTCTAATGGATCCTTCTCAGAAGTATTCATAGTAGTTGGCCAAGTACCATCTCTAAACTTCAATCCTGTAGTTGCTGTACCCCATCCAGCAGGAGTATCAACATCACCAGTACCAATATTCTGATTAAGTGTTAGTTTATAATTACCAGATGCTGCTGTATTATTAGCATCCTTTACCCATTCTATTGACTGAATATATGTTCCTTCAGGTATCCACTTATACTTATCATCATTACTTGCTGTTGTAACATACATCAAAGGTTTAATTAGATCCCACTGTTCCCATGTATCACTACCAGTACCATACTGTTGACTAATATCAGTACCATCAGGTAAAATAATCTCATTTGATCCTTCTGTTAATGTACAACTACCAACTACTTTTGCTGCTCTTTGTTCGGGAGAATCTTTAAGACCATCAGATCTAGTAGGTGTAGTTCCACCAAGAGGAGTATAACCATAGAAGTTTGGTCTATTTCTATCCTCCATAGGTCTAGGGAACATACCTTTAAATGCAGGTTGTGCATGACTAGACATAGGATCAATATCAGTTAATTCCTGTGTATTTCCTATTGGTGGAATTGTTTGTTTGTATGATTCTGTCTTAGGTCCAGCACCTCTTTCCGTTCCTCTCCAGTTATTAGCACCAGCAGGAACTGTATCCCAATAATTTTTACCAGCATTCACACCATCAGTAGCAAATTCAAAATATGATCCAGTTCTAGGTAATGTATATTCATAAGTAGCATCACCATAATATGATAATTCTGTAGAACCATTTTGCCAACTATGTGGTGCTGTTGAAGCAAATGCACAGTTAAATGGTCCGAAAGTACCACCACAACCATTTGTAAATCCTTGACTTCCTGACATGGTAACACCAGCATCAGTTTGATAAACCATTGGACCTCTCTGGTTTGCCTGAACAGATGGTATACTATCTCTATGACTATGTGATGGTGTATGGTTAACACCCAACTTACGATTCAATGTATAAACTGACTCTAAGAAATCTGGTGCAGTAAGAGTAAATCCAGTAACTTTAAAATACAAATTTCCAGAAAGATTTAATGTAAAATCTATATCAGAATTAGCAGACCATGATGTCTTAATATCAACAGTTTCACCATAACCCTGAACTAGATCACCCAGTTTTGTTCCTGTTTCATCAATAACAACATCTTTAGGATTAGGTGTATTCATATGATAATCACTGTTATCAAGATGATAGGGTTCTAAATCTACCAATAAATTATTTGATAAATTAGGAAGTCTGAATGTAGCATTATTAGATCCATCAACAGGATCAACGTATGGAAATGTATAATGACCACCAGTAGGTTTAGTCATATCACCACCATATGTGTCACCAATAACTGATGCTAACAATGGATAATCAGAAGCAGAAACTGTCTGACCAGTACATGTTATCCACCCTTTAGGAATATTAGATTCAAGGAATCCTGTTCCTCCATCACCACCCCAAGGTAGGATTGTACCTATCTTGGCGGTCTTCATGCTTTTAATAGAATCGTAGTATGCTGCCATTTATAACTCCATCAGCCACCAACCTCTTAGAGAAGCTGGTATTGTTTGTGCGTTTGCAGAACCCTCAATATCAACTGCTCCAACAAATACTAAACCAAATGCTGCATTACGTGTTTGAATAACCAATTCTCCAGAATCCCATGCGGAATTATTTGTTTGATTGGATCCTTCTTTCAACTTGGTTCCAGTAGCATCACCCTGAATTGCAGTAGCAACATTGGAGATCTTAAGTGCTCTAATAATTAAACTTGTATTGTATGTTAGATTACCACTAAGTTCAGTAATTCTAATCATATCACCAGTCTGTGCATCATCAGGTAAGTAAAGTACCATGTTAGCACCAGCAGATGCATTAATTAGATAATTATTATTACACTCTAGTGGATTAGCAATTTGCTGTCCAATACCTGTGGTAGGATCATATGCAACATATGTATGTCTTCTACCACCATTTCCAGTCCAGTATTTCTCAATACCGAATGAATCAATAGCATTGTTCTGATAAATCCTAAAGTCTTTTGGTTTTGTTGATCCAGAAGCACCAAGGTTATCAATATGGAAGACGGATTCAGAAGCAATTTCAGTAGCAGAAATTTTTCCTTTCTGATAGAACTTCTGTCCAATTTCAGTATCACCAGTAAGATTATTAACCTTAAAGGTTGTTGCACCAATACAATCACCGAATGACTGACAATCTTTAGATTTAATCTCAAGGTTACCGTGGATAGTTCCAGGTCCATAAAGTTGCATACCAGAAGTACCTTGTACTGGGTCTTTAATAGATCC